CTAGTGTAACACCCATAGTTACCACAGCCCAATAGGCACCAGCAAACAATGCTGCTAATCCTAATATAGAATAATAAGCACCTACAACGGATACAGCAATACCTGATAGAAATAATAATATTGTTAAAATCATTTAATTATTTTTTGTGTCTTTATCAAATTCCTCAACTGTAGGAATTTTAGGTGTTTTTATGTGTTTAGGTGCTCTATCACCTAAAAAAGCAAATAGTTTTCTTGTTTCGTTTTTTGACCTCTCCATAAAAATATCGTGTGCCATTTTAGATACGGTCATTTCTGTAATCCATTGCCTTACTTCTTCTTTTAAATTTTTATCAAGGCCACTTTTATGTCCCATATAATAACTTAAACCTATAACAATAATTGATCCACCAAAAAATAGTACTTCGTTCATTTTTTCTCCTTTTTAGTTTTTAATAGTCTACCGTAGTTAGGCCATCCAAACTTTTCGTGTGATTCATCAACATATCGCCAACGTATTACACCAGTATCAGGATTTCTCTCGTATATTTTTGGTCTTTCTTTTCTCATCTTTTAATAACGACCTTTCCATCTTGTCTTAATTTCTTAATTATATTTATAACTTGCTGTTCATAGTCTTTTGTGGTACTCCAAGCATCTAAACCTCGTGCTAATGCAATTCCATCAGGTTTACCCCACAGTCCATTTTGACTATCTCTTATTTTTCTAAATTCAGCATACGCTTGTTTTGTATTTAAAATTTTAATATAATCTCGTACAGAAGCACATTTAGTATTATATGATTTAACACGCCAAGATAATGATTCGTTATATCCGTGTGGCAACATTCCTGCATCTTTATTCCATACTCGTATTCCAAATAAATTATTTCCTTCACGAGCAAATCTACTCAAACCTGCATTACTCTCAATAATGGCCTGAGCAATAATAAGTTCATCAGGTATTTGTTCATTTTTATGAAGTTCTAAATTTAAATAAGCAATACATTTTTGCATAGATTTAATAAAAATATCATCATTATAGGTTTCTATTTTTGGTTCCAAAAAACCAATTTCTTTGGCCCATTTGATAGTTTTATCTATAGCTTTCTCCTCTACGGTATTTTTTGAAATAAAATTAGGATAAAATGTGCCTATAAAAAAACCAATTAAACATATACCTATTATAGTTAAAGTTTGTCTAAAATGAAATTTTAATCTGCGTGGTAGTTTATATTTAACATACCATATTAGAGGTCTATGTTTCATTATCTTTTACTTACAATGTATTCATAATGATATTGTGAATCATCTACTGACAAACCATTATCAAGTATTTTTTTATATTTAACTTTAACTTTTTTCTGTAAGAATAACAATCTACTATCATTGAGGTATCTTCTCATACGATTAAATATCTCATCTGATTCTCGTTTAGAAAAGTTATTCAGTACATCTTCCTGAAAATGTCCTTCATAATATACACTCTGGTCGCCTTTCTTTCTAAACCAAGCAAATTCTTCAATCTTCTTTACTGCATCTAATATGATTGGCTTAAGGTAGGGGTCTTTGAATTTTCGTATTTTCACTTCATTCATTATATATCCTTTGTTGTTTTATAATTTTAAACCTACAAGTTTTAACTTAGGTGCAAAACTATAAAATAGTTTGTTGTGGTTACCATTATCTTTTACGTGTGTAAATTGATAAAGATGTACCATTTCGTGGGCTAGTGTGTCCAAGAAATCTTTTTTACTATCGTATTTTTTATCCATTTCTAGTGAATAATATACAGTACCTTTTCTTTTAAAATCATATCTAGTCACTTGTCCCATACATTTTTGATATTTAAGTTCTTTAATTTGTATATCATTAAATGGATTTAATTTGTTATCGAATATGCCAAGATTGAGTATTTTAAAAAACTTTTTTATGTCTTTATAGGTAGTTGTGTATTTACGTTTTAAAGATAGCAATGGTTGAAGTTTTTTTCTGACCGTTAAAACTTTCTTTTTTGCTACTTTTATCATACATTATTTACAATCGTCTTGTATCTTTGTATCCTTTAGTAAACTACATTTATATTGTTTATCTGCTTCAAGTCTTAAATCAGCGGCGACTTTATCTAATATAGCAGGTAAATACTTCTGCAATATATTAACACTATCAATGGCAAACAAATGAGCAACTCGTGCTAATTCTTGTTCCATTAGTTTAGCAGCATCAATGGGTTGGCCAGAGACCTTTTGTGTAATCACGTGGCCTATTACTGCTGTATTATACTCACTCGCCTTAACCGACTTCATAAAAAGGGTTAAAAGGCCATACACTAGTAAGCCTAGTATAGTAATGTAAATCAAAAACTTCTTCATATATTTATCTTTCTGTTATTATTGATTTACTGCTTTTTTATCATCTAATTTATAAGTTCTAATAAACTTATCAATATCTACAGTTCTAAACTGATTTTGTGATCTACTGTATATTGATGATATTCTACTTCTTTGAGGCAAGCCGTCATTAGAAAAGAATTGTTTTTTACTAGTAAAAGGTGTAATACTATGTTTTTGTATAAATGTGTTCGGCGAATAAACATATTTAACTACAGGTATAATAGTATTTACATTATTAATTTTACTTACATAGGGGTTTGTAAAATCAATTTTATAAACTTTATCGTAGTCTTTTTCTGCTACTCTTAAATCTTTTAAAGTTTTAAGAGATATATTGTACTTGTTTTTTTTATCAACGTTTTTCATAGTGTTTCATTATATAGTTGTTAGTTTTGTATGGCAACAATGAAAAGTAAACTAAGAAAGAAGTGTGGACAATCATCACACTAAACAAAAAACTAATCATTGTTACCATACATAAAAGGTAACACTTTTTTATGTCAATTACAAGCTTTATTTTGATTATTTTAAAAGAAATAAGTGTTTAAATTCAATAACTTATTAAAAACCTAAGTCATTGTTTTTAAAGGCTTTTTTTAGGAAAGCCTTAAAAACCTTAGTTTCTCATAAAATTGTCGTTCCAATTAAAGGCTTCTTTTACACAGTTTTCTGTGAGTCCTTTATAGGTAAGATTCAATTTTTTGTCTTTTATATCTATTAATACTTGTGCATCATCTTTGTGTAAAGCTTCCAACATTTGTATAAAAAGGGTTTCTTTTTTTACTTTTGGTATATTACTACCACCTCTAATAAAAAGGTAAAGTTTTCTTGCTTCATCCAATAAAGATGTGTGATCTGTTCCTTCAGGCACATCATTTTGTATAAATGGTGGTGAGCCTTCAGGTATATCCCAAGTAATTTTAGGGTCAAAAGCAGCCTTTAACAATTGTCTTAATGCTTGGCTATCGTTTTTTCTTAACACTTCAATTTTTTTGGGTTTATCTTTTGCGTTATTTACTTGTGTAAATATTTCGTGGGCTAAAGGTCTAGCGTTAGTAGCCGTACGAGCAACTGACTCCATTCCTTTTTTACTCATTAGGCTAGAATGCCTAGGTTTTTCTTGTTCCATTATATCTCCAATATTCGAATATTAAAAATCACCAATGTTTTCCATTAACGATTTTAGTTTATGCTTCATAAAGTACGGTAACAGTTTGGACCTGCTAGGTATTTTATAATCTCTATATGTATTTATAATAGTTCTTTCTAGTTCTTCTGGTATACAGGAAAGGTCTATTAATCGTTTGTTTCTCTCATAATACTTACTTGTTTCACTTCCCAATGGTATATTACTTACACTTGACCATTCTTCAAGTCTTTTTTTATTGATAGGCCTTTGTTTCTCTTTTTTTAAAAAGATGTCATCAGGACTTAATATATTAGGAATACCATCTGATCGGTCACCTTTTATAATCTGTTCGTGTAGAAATTTTTTAGGGTCTAATCCTTCACCAACAAATACCTTTTGTATAGGACTATATTGTTTTACATTTTTTTTAGTTTGTAATTGTATAAAGTCTTTATCACCACTGATAATCATTATAGGTTCATTAATATGTTTTACTAATGTGGCGATTATATCATCTGCCTCGGCCTTTTCTATGTACATCATTACATAAGGAAAGTTCTCAGCAATTTCGTGTTTGATTTCAGTAATAATATTAAATATATTGTCCCAATCGGTTGCTGAGTCTACACGGCCTTTTCTGCGAGCGTGTTTATAATTAGGAAATATATCTCTACGCCAAGGTTCGCCTGCATCAGCACATAGTACTATATTAGTACCATATTCTGATTTGAATTTTAAATTAAAACCTCTTAATGAATTAATGACCATATGTCTTACCATTTCTTTATCTGGTAAGTTCTCAGCTTTACCTCTTGTCTGAGCCATTAGGTTTGATATTAATACTTGATTGAGGTCAATTAATATCATTATGCTTTATGTTCAAAAATTACCGTTTCATCTCCCATTACATCATTGTAACTGGTAGTTTTAAATATAAAATCTTTTCCGTATTCTTTACCTTTTTTGCCTTGTTCGTTAGCGTATTTGGCCACCGCTTCAACAACATTATAACCTGCATTTAAACCTCCACCCTCTCCATATTCTTCGTTTATTTCTTTTGAATATGATTCTCTATCGGTTAATGCAC